AACAAAATGATCTGGGTTACCTTGCGCAAGGAAGGTATTCATTGCTACCCAGCGGCGGCAACAGATCCTAACCTAGCAACAGGAGATGAATATGATGTGTCGTTTCTTGCTAATCCTCACCGTCATATCTTTCATTTCAGGGTGTGGATCAGTGTGCAACACAATGACAGGGACATCGAGTTTATCCAGTTCAAACGATGGCTCGAGTCGCTGTATAATGGTCAAGGTGCCGTTCTAAGCCTTGACTACAAGAGTTGTGAGATGATGTCAGATGATTTACATACCATCATCGCACTAAAGTATCCCAACCGAGAGGTTTGGATTGAAGTCTCCGAAGACGGAGAAAATGGTTCGTTTATTAAATATTAAGGAAAGCTATAATGGCTAAGAATTACAAAGATTACGCATATTTCGAAAACCGCCCAGACGTCGTTAAAATCTTTGACGATTTAGAATCTTATTTGGATTATTGTAGGTTGGAAATGTTTCCGTTTAACGAAGCGGACCTCTACAACAGAGAAAGTTGGGCATGGCGTAATTACGAAAAACGTAATCGTCCTAAGAAGCCTTTTGTAGGCGATCGCAAACCTCGCGGGGAATACAACCGCAGTGGAAATAATCGTTATCAACAATGAACGTATTCTTAGTTGATCTAGAAGCTGTTGAAACAAGGTACACGGGCCAGTGGAAGGCTCATGTACCTGCACTCTTACGAAAGGCAGGACACAATGTTCAAATTATCTCTGGCCCTACGGATATTCCTACAGCCACTACTCCTGGTGCTTTTCTTAATTTTGGTGGCACCAATATATACAAGTCTGCTCAAGTTGAACAAATGGGTCGGTTATTTTGTAGCGGATCCGTTCATCCCGGCGACCACTTTATTTTTACTGACGCTTGGCATCCGGGCATTATAAACTTAAAGTACATGAGTGAGCTACTAGGCATTCCAGTAACAACACACGGACTATGGCATGCCGGCAGTTATGACCCACAAGACTTTTTAGGTCGACTGGTTGGCAACAAGCCCTGGGTACGTAATGCAGAAAAGAGTTTTTTCTCTGCATTTGATCACAACTACTTTGCTACAGATTTTCATATTGAATTATTCAACAGAGAATTATTAAACAATGGTTCTACTGCTGAAAATCCTTGGTACGAAGAAGAACTTTCCGAAATACTAAGCGGAGAATATTCTAAGATTGTACGAACTGGTTGGCCAATGGAATATATGCATGATACCCTGGCCATGTATAAAGGCATGCCTAAACGTGACCTTATTCTTTTTCCGCATCGTATTGCTCCAGAAAAGCAAGTTGAAATCTTTAGAGATCTAGCACATCATTTACCACAGTACGAATTTGTAGTATGTCAGGATCAACAGCTAACAAAAAATGAATATCATAATTTGTTAGGTGAAGCTAAAATGGTGTTTAGTGCAAATTTACAAGAGACACTCGGTATTAGTTGCTATGAAGGTGCGGTAGTTGATGCTATTCCCATGGTTCCGGATCGTTTAAGTTATACTGAAATGTATTACGACACATTCAAATATCCCAGCGTATGGACCAACGATTATGACACATACACAGTTTACAGACCAGATTTATGCCGTGCAATAATAGAACACATGGACAATTATTCTACAAGGATACCTGCCATACGTAAACAAACAAAGGATTTACATGACAACTTCTTCTCCGCAAACAACCTGTTGGCCCAGCTCAACTGATTATGCTAGTAGTTGTCATGGTAGTGATACCATAACAATTACCTCTCCAGGGTATAGTTTTAGTTCCTGTGATACCATCACTTTGAATAATCACTGCTATGTCTCTGGTACTAGTTATACTATTCCAACATTGACTACTACGCAAATTAGTACATTGTCTACTGGTATTGGCGGCATTAGTATTGATACATCTAATTTTAGAATTAATTTGCCAGAAGAATGGGTTAATTGTTTTCCGGAGTTTTCCAGAATTGAAAAAATGTGCGAAGAATATCCTGGCTTAAAAATAGCATACGAAAAATTTAAAACAACTTACAAATTAGTGAAAGACCACTATGATACTCCAGAAGATCAAAGACCATGTCCTTAATTGGCTTGAGCGCCATGACCGCAAACGTATTATTATGGATCGTACAGAAAACGAACCATACTTAGAGCGTTACTATGTTCTGTTCAAAGAACGTGTGACATTTCCATACAACGTATTTTTACATAAATTCTTAAAGTCAGATCCAGATGATGTGCATGATCATCCTTGGAACTATTTTACTATTATCCTTGCAGGTGGTTACTATGAATGGATCGCACAATTTAATCCAGATGGTACAAAGAATTGCGAAGTAAGAATCTGGCGTGGCCCAGGTAGTTTCCGTTTTGGAAATACACATACGTTCCATCGCATTGAACTTAAAGAAGGTGTAACTCCTTGGACATTGTTCTTTGTTGGTAAACGTCAACGCGAGTGGGGATTTATTGTTAAAGATAAATGGATTCACTTTGAAAAATATTTAAGCGATAGAAAGCATGCCGGCCTTCATAACAACACAATCTAACGGAACTTCGGCACCAGGGTATGTTTCCATTCCTACAACCACAACTGGAACTTCTGGACAGTATCTAATATCGGGTGCCGGTACTAGTACCAATGCAATATGGACTACCGGCGCTACAGCAGTTCCAAACGAAGCACTGAAAATTAATCAAACCAATCCTCCTACAATAGAAGTCAAAGGTAACATGGTTATCAACGGGCGCGATTTAGAAGAACGGTTAAACACAATCGAAAAGGTCTTGCAAATTCCTGAAAGAGATGTTAAACTTGAAAAGAAGCATCCAAAGCTAAAGAAGTTGTATGACGAATACATTCAGGCTTTGGGCAAATATAGAACATTTGAAGCAATTAAAGGAGAAGATGATGTTGCATGAGTCAATTAGAGATACCTATACTGAAACAGTTATTAAAGATCACGAGGGTTTTCGCCTTGTATTAAAAAAGCACGAAGTACTTAGACCAAAAGGGTTGTTTAGTGTTGATTTAGAACAACAATCAATAAAAGATGGCGAAGTTACTGATAGTGCTGTATACAATTTTTTCATGACTAAAGAAGAAATGGCAACATTGGCATCTGCATTAACAGCATGAAAAAGATCTATTATACTTGGTCTCAAGTAGAAGGTGCTTGTTTGGATATTGCTAGGCAAATTAGTTCTAGCAATTGGCGTCCTGACTATATTGTAGGCATCGGGCGTGGAGGTCTTATTCCTGCAACCATGCTAAGTCACTACATGCAAGTACCAATGCAAACTGTAGATATTAGTTTACGTGATGGTGGATCTACCGTTAGTAATTGCGGCATGGCCGAAGATGCATATGACGGAAAAAACATACTGGTAGTAGACGATATTAACGATCAAGGCACTACTATTGCTTGGATTAAAAAAGATTGGCAGTCAAGTGCATTGCCCAGTGCAATTCGCTGGGATACTACATTTCATAACACCGTTCGTTTTGCTACGCTAACTAATAATCTAGCTAGTAAAGAAATTGTTGATTACTCTGTATGGGAAGTCAACAAGGCAGAAGAAGATTGTTGGCTAGTTTATCCTTGGGAGGAATTTTGGCTATGAGTACATTAACAGGAAGTTTACTTAAACTTAGTTTCGGAATAGCATTTATTGTAATTGCTATTGCACTTGGTCCTATTTTGGGAATTTGGGCTTTGAATACTTTATTTCCAGCACTGAAAATATCATTAACTTGGGAAACGTGGGCGGCATTTAATATATTGTTCAGCGGTTCTTTAATCAAATTTGGAACTGGTAAATGAGAGACCTAACTGTACCAGAACTCAAAGATAAAATTGATCAAGCTAATCAAGATATAGCTAGATTAAATGCCGATGGAAATCCTAAACAAGCCGGAATATTAGGTCAATATTTAGAATATTTAGAAGATCAACTTAAAGAAGCCGAACAACGTGGAAACAGTTGATTCAGTTTACGAAATTAGATTAAACTGGGCAAACCAAGACAAGTATTGGTGGAATGAAGTGTGTGCGGATGTCGTGGAAATATTTGGATTACCTGGTGATCGTTTTACCAGTCATCCCTATGATGATTGTATGCTATTCCGTTTTAAATCAAAAAAAGATTATCAATTATGCAAAATTTTGTTAAGCGACAAACTTTGAGTATAAAATATCTTGCAAAAACCTAAATAAACCTATATAATACAAACATAGGAGTAATAATGACTGAATCCCAAACACACAACAACATTCTTGCAGGCGCTGAACAACAAGGCGATGACGACAAAAACTATAAAGAAGCATACTTAGGAGATAACATCCGTTTTAAAATGAAACGTGATGGCAAAAGATTCTGGGCAGGCGACAATATTAGCGAATACTTGCATGAAGGTGCCAAGGACATTTTAATCAAAGAAGCTACAGAAGCATTTGAAAAAGTTTTAGATGCATTGCTTATTGACAGAGAAAATGATCCTAACAGTAAGGGCACTGCAAAGCGTCTTGCTAAAATGTACTTTAATGAAATCATGGAAGGTAGATATGATCCAGCACCAGACGCAACAGCGTTTCCAAACGATTCAGCAGACCGTTACGAAGGCATGTTGGTTGTACGTAGTGAGCTTCGTTCTATGTGCAGTCATCATCATCAGCCCGTTGTTGGTGTTGCTTACATTGGTATTATTGCGGCTGAAAAACTTATTGGCTTATCTAAGTATACACGTATTGCCCAGTGGTGTGCTCGCAGAGGAACACTACAAGAAGAATTGTGTAACGACATTGCCCGCGAAATCCAAAAAGCAACAGGTGCAAGAGACTTAGGTGTGTATGTACAAGCAGTACATGGATGTTGTGAGAATCGTGGCATTATGGCCAAGAGTAGTTTAACGCAGACTACTGTACTTAAAGGTGCGTTCAAAGACGATCATGGCACAAAGAAAGAATTCTTTGACAACATTAAAATGCAACAGGAGTATGCTTCAAAATGAGAGTAATACAAATACCTGCCGAAGGCATTATGAAAACAAACGACTGGGGCGATAGTCGAGTTTATCGAATTGCCTGTAATTGTGGAGATGAAGATCACAATCATAATGTGTGGGTTGAAACAGATGCGAGCGATGTTGTTGTAACAGTCTATACTACAGGCAAAACAAACTGGTGGAGTAAAACACGATGGTATCATATTTGGACCTTAATTACCAAAGGATATGTTGACACAGAATCCACTGTTCATTTAACACGCCAACAGGCTTTCAACTATGCCCACGTGTTATTGAATGCTGTAGAAGATTCGGATAAATTTAGGGAAGAAAATGGAAACAGCAAAACAACTAACTGACGAATTAATTTATCGTATGAAAACTACAGACCTAAATAAGTTTGAGATTAAACGTGAAGTAGGTGATAACTGGTTGCCTCAAGGTACTGTTCCGTTTGATATTAGTGCTAGTAAAGGCATTGCTACATTTACAGTTTGGGCTGAAAGTATTCAAGACGCAGAACATCAAGTATCACAGTTTTTAGAAAGAGATGATAATGAGTAAGATTAAGATAGCAGAATTATTCTATAGTATACAAGGTGAAGGACGTTACATGGGTGTACCGTCTGTTTTCTTACGTACATTTGGTTGTAACTTTAAATGTGCAGGATTTGGTATGCCTCGTGGTGAACTAAGCACGGAAGCAGAAGATATTGCCGAAGTTGTTCATATGTTTAACAAATATGAAGATTTGCCATTAGTAAGCACAGGGTGCGATAGCTATGCTAGTTGGGATCCACGTTTTAAAGATCTAAGTCCAATGCTAACTACAGACGCTATTGCAGATCGTATTTGTGAAATTATTCCCCATGGCACATGGGTAGATGAACATCTTGTCATCACAGGTGGTGAACCGTTGCTTGGTTGGCAACGTGCCTATCCAGATTTGTTAGACAACCCTAAGATGAAAGGCTTAAAAGAAATTACATTTGAAACAAATGGCACTCAAAAACTTACACAAGAATTTAAGCATTATCTAAGCGTATGGAACGGTCTTCCAAGACATAAACGTGAGATTACATTTAGCGTAAGTGCTAAACTTCCAGCAAGCGGCGAAAAGTGGGAAGAAGCTATTTGTCCTGAAATTGTTTGTGAGTATGAAGAAGTAGGAACCGCATATCTTAAATTTGTTGTAGCAACAGAACAAGATATTGCAGATGCAGAATGTGCAGTAGGCGCATTTCGTTCTGCAGGATTTAAAGGCCATGTATATTTGATGCCAGTTGGCGGTGTTGAAAGCGTTTATACATTGAACGCTAAGAATGTAGCATTGGCGGCCATGAAACGTGGTTGGCGTTATAGCGATCGTTTACAAGTGCCACTCTTTAAAAACGAATGGGGTACCTAAATGTTAACCATGTTAATAGCATTACTTATGGTAGCAGTATTAGTAGGAGTTATAATGATTATGACTCCTGACAATAATTCGGCTTGTACTGGTAATTGCAGACAAGGCAGAGAGTGTGATTGTACAGGAAAGAAAGATGATTAAAAATTTATTTAAAAAATGGCTTGGCATTGACAAACTGCAAGCCGAAAAAGATGCTCTTCAAATAGTTAGAGATAAGGCAGTTGCCGAAACTGTACTAGCTCAACAGGCAGAAGAGCAGGCCAAAATGGATCCAAAAGATCGCGCTACTGCTCGAGGAGAACCGTTTGTAGCAGTTTTAGATACACACGTTAACAAAGATAACGTGCGTAATGGTTTTTTTGAGCTTGACTGGAACGAGCTTTTTATAGTACAATTGAAACAAGCTGGTTATGGATTTGATGGTGACCCTGACGAAGAGATTGTAGATCGCTGGTTCAGAGATTTAGCATCAAATATGTTAGCCGAGGCAGGACAAGACCCAGCAAGGACAAGTGCTGGTTTTATTAATGTAAGTAAATTAGGTAACGGCAAAGCCGAAGTTAAATGACACATATTATAGTTGATACTGCTAACACTTTTTTCCGTGCAAGGCATGTAGTTCAAGGCAGTGCCGATATTAAACTTGGCATGGCATTTCATATCACCCTTAACAGTATCAAGAAAGCATGGCAAGATTTTGGCGGTAGTCATGTGGTGTTCTGTCTCGAAGGTCGAAGCTGGCGTAAGGACTATTATAAACCTTATAAAGCTAACAGACAGGAAACTCGTGCGGCAATGACTGTAAAAGAACAAGAAGAAGACAAGTTGTTCTGGGAAGCCTTTGACGAATTTAAAAAATTCGTTACAGAAAAAACTAATGCCACTGTAATGCAACACCCTAATCTAGAAGCTGATGATTTAATTGCCGGCTGGATCCAAGCACATCCAGATTCTAAACACGTTATTATCTCGACAGATGGAGATTTTGCACAACTTGTAAGCCCCACAGTTAGTCAATATAACGGTGTAGGTGATTTACATATTACACATAAAGGAATCTTTGATGCAAAAGGTAAGCCCGTTAAAGACAAAAAAACAGGCGAGCCAAAGCCAGCACAAGACCCAGAATGGATGCTGTTTGAGAAATGTATGCGTGGTGATACCAGTGATAATGTCTTCTCGGCATATCCAGGTGTGCGTACTAAAGGTTCTAAAAACAAAGTTGGTCTTACTGAAGCGTTCGAAGATCGTAAAAGCCGCGGATATGCGTGGAACAATCTCATGTTACAGAGATGGGTTGACCACAACGGTGTCGAACACAGAGTCTTAGAAGATTATCTGCGTAATGTACAGTTGTGTGACTTAACTGCACAGCCCGACGATATTAAAGCTAAGATTAAAGAAACAATCGAATTAAATGCGGTACCTAAAACTATAGATCAAGTAGGTATTCGTATGCTTAAATTCTGCAACACATGGGACATGAAAAAGATTGCAGACAACATACAAACGTATGCTGAACCGTTCCAAGCCAAATACAAGGAGTAACTTATGGCAACAGCAAAATCAGTAACTAAGTTCGGCGACAAGCTGACAAAAATTAACGAGTCATACACTATCAATCGTTATGACAACGGATTTATGGTTGAGGCGGGTGGTCGTAATAAAAAAGGCGACTATGTTAATGCTAAGATCCTATGTAATTCATTAGAAGAAGTGCTAGCTCTTGTTAAAGAAGCCGGCGAAATGGATCTAGACGTTTAAGGGGATAAACATGGCAACATGGACTGTAAGCACACATTACAAAAAGAATGTTCAAGAAGTTGAAACATATACTCAACGAGGTAACGGCACAGGTAAGGTAACTGTTACTAACGGATTTCGTTGGGGGACTTGGACTGTTGAAACATCGGACGACAATCCACCCGAGTTTGAATTTACTGAAGTGCCTGGTGGCGATGGTCGAAAAGACAGCATTGACATGTTAAACTGTTCTATCAACAATATTGAAAGTGTTGAACTTATTAGTATGGACGATGGCGGTTGCTGGTATGACGTCGAAGTTGAAGGTCTTGACGAAGATGCCGAAGAAGAAATTCGTGAGTTCCTAGAAGAAAACAGTCCTTACGAACTAGAAGAAAGAGATGACGATTGGATGCAAGATGAAACCGAATGGTGGATCTGGGGCCCAATTGAAATTCAAAATGAAGCAGGAGAAACTGTTCGTATTATCTGTGCGGATGACGAC